TTTGATTTGCTAGCCTCAGTATATCTTGAGTTTGTTCCTTTGACATATACTTTGTCACCAGCATTTACGCTGATTGGCGTGCCTTCTGTCGTTGAAGTGATTGTCTGCCATGTTGTACCATAATCCTTGCTGTATGATATTTCTATTGGCGTTGTTAATCCGCTATGTGTCCATAAAATATTACCACTTGTCAATACATCGAATGTTAGGTATTGCTCTGCATAAGGAGATTCTGCCCTTGCTTCTTGTGTTATACTGTATTGTATCTCTACTCCATGGAATATATATACGCCACTGACAGTCCTTGCAGAGGTTGTCATATTCTCATCTATTGCAATAGTTACGGAATCACTGCCTGGCGTTATTGTTTGCTGGCAAGTGATTGTCGTATATGTATCATTGTAATTAAACGATAAATCAAACGATGTCGCACTTGCTGCTACCGTTTGTGGATATGAAGGAGTTCCAATAACCTCATATGTATGCCCCTCTTCGCAGAAATCTGTAGGAGTACAGTGAGGTTCATCCTCTTGTATACAATATGACACATTTGGGCGTATAAAGCTTGTGCTAGCTGTATACGACACATAGTCATCATGAGTGCTGAATAATCTTGTATATTTCATTTTACGTTCTTCTTAGATTAAAGTTCTTCACATTGATATTTGAATATCTGTATGGGCCACCATTTTCATCCATTGCATAACCGATTACCACCTTAAGATATCTAAGTTCTGGAATATCTGGGAACTTCAGATTACTTGTGTATGCATCTGTGTTATGTATGTTGTCGTGACATACAAAGCTTCTTGTACTTGCAGTAGGATTATATGTAATCGTTAAATTGTACTCAGATGTGTTCGCCGTCTCTGTAGCTGCGCTTGTAAGAGTTGTGTTGGTATTTCCGCCAGAGGCAAATTGAGTACCAAGCTGTATGTATTTATTGGCTGAACTATGTCTTATCTGGAAACCATACCAAGGTGATGGAGTTGCTCTCTTTGCTGTCAATATGTTATGGTGATTTTCATTCTGTCCAGGCGGCTGCGTAGTAAAGTTAATGATGAAGTTTATGTCAAGTACGAAACCTCGTGTAACGTCAAATGCATAGTATTCAGTGTTAACACCGTCACCATTGAAGGTTTTTTCTCCGTCCTCACTTCCGCTTGTATTAATCTCATATCCAACGACAACAGAGTTACCACTTGCATCATATTCAAGTTCTTGTGTACTAACATTACCCTCAACGTCACCGTTTACATTCTCACCGTCAACTGGATTACCACTTGCGTCATAGTTCGTTGTATTACCGCTATACGAACCATCTGTGTTTGTATTTACAGTGCTTTCTGAACTTCCAATTGTATTTCCACTTTTGTCAGTGATGACGGTATCTTTAAATTCACTAGATGAACCGTCTTCATTTTCGGTGATGACCGTAACGACAGTTGTCGTGTTGCCGCTTTCGTCAATTACAATATCAGTTGTCGTTTCAGATATAGAGCCGCTTACATATGTAAGTGTTACATTTGTCGTAGCTGTCAAGCTATTGTATACTGCTTGTATTGTCACAGGTGATTCGTTTGCCCCGTCCAATATTGTAACCACACCATTGGTCGAATCAATCGCAGCGTATTGTGAGCCAGCAACAATGCTCCAACTTGCTGCTGTAGTGACATCTGAGACACTGCTGCCTATAGCCTTATACGAACATGATTCAGCGCTCACAGATGGAGAACCTTCAATTGTCAATGTAGCTGGAACATATCCGCAATCAGTCGAGTTCACTGCTGCAACACCACCTTGCTGATACACGGCTGGGTACACATTTTCCCAGGTAATACCGCCATCATAACTAACTTGTTGTTGCTGTTTATAATATTTGGTATAGGTTTCAGTGTTACAATAGTAATCCACACTTGGGTTAAGGTTAACCCATTGATATTGAGGCGGTATGTATCCACAGTCTGTAGATAGTTCCTGTGCTACTCCTCCCTCTCTGTATTCAGCTGGTTCAACATTAGTCCATGTCGCGCCACCGTCTTCACTCTTTTGTCTCTGCTGCTTATAAAGCTTAGTAGTGCCATCACAGTAGTAGTCAACAGACGGGTCTAGGTTAATCCATCTGTATTGAGTTGACGGAGGAGTTGTCGTTATGTATGTTTTGTTGTCGCCATAGCAATAAGATACGTTTGGTATTATGGCATCTTCTGATGACATATATTCCGTATATGAGCTTGTGTGGTCGAAAACCCTAAAATACTCCATTGTTATTACTATTTTTTATGATTAATTACTAGTTACATAGATAGTGCCATTAATATTCATATATGTCACTTTGCAGAATCCGCTTTTAGGACATGTCAATATCATCTGACTGCCATTTGGCGTAATGTAAGTTGCATTCACAGTTACCGTATAGTCTGTTGACGAACTGGTATTTGCGTAAATAACGGTAGCTTCAGCCCCATCGTTTGTCGCGCCAGTCATGTCTCCAGGACAAGATACGCTTACGTTGGTGCTAATGTCAACTTTAGACAGCAAGTCTTTTCTATGAATGCTTGTATCAAGCGTGTGTGAGCTTACAGCACCGCTTAATGCGACATATGCGTTCGTCCAAACAAGTTCGTTGTCAGTAACAGCACTATATACAGCCTTTGTTGCAACAGCATGGCTGCTTCCAGATGTCGTGTTATCCAACACCTGGTCAACCTCAATGTCAACATTGTCCAATGCCTCTGTCACCGTTACTGCACTATTTGCTCCAGTAAATGCACTGCCAAGCTTGTCTTCAAAAGTGGTCTTATTGATGTATTTCCTTCCATACACCCAGCTCTTACTTGCATAGTTGGTTAATGACGGAATATCAGTCTTTTCAGCCTTCCTGTCATCCAAGTCAACAAGTGCAGCTGACACAATTTCCTCATTTTCCTTGATAAGGTCTGTAACGGTGTTTGCGCTGTTCTCACCAGTAAAGCCACTACCAAGCTTTAACTCGGTATAATAATTGTCTGATGAAAAAGATACGACATCACCACTTTCATTTTCTATTGCGATTGTTTCAATGCCTTTCGCATAGTTAATCGCCAATTCACCTTCTTCCAATGTTCCTGATGACGGAAGCTTTGGCTTACCGTTTACTTTCGCGGTACTTTTCTTGTGCGATATAAAATTAATATTTTTTGCCATGACCTAATTTAAATATTAGTTTTTAAATGATATGGGTTTTAAGAAACGATAATTATATCAGTACCTAAAACCCCATTAATTTTTCTCTTATGCATAACTTAATAATAAATATCACATAGCAACCGTTTTTTCAACTGAAATTGTGATATTAAAAACTAAAAAAATGCAGCCATAAATGACTGCATTTGTTGTGTTTTGCATTATTCCAACGAATTTCTCCGTTCTTCGACTATTTTCTTATAAAATTCAACTCTTTGCTTACATACGGTATCAAGTGAATACCTGTCTTTAACAAATTCGTATAAATTATCCTGCAATTTCTTAACCAGGTCTCTGTTTTCAGCAAGCTTGTTGATATATTTTCCCCAGTCTTTGTGGTTTTTCCTTGGGTCAACAAGTAATGCGGTTCCATTCTCATTTATTTTGCCCCCCTTTTCAAACATTGGCACAAGGTTGATTGTATATGCGCCGAACTCCTGTCCGATGAACGCCGTATGTGTGAATCCGCATTCTATTTCCTTCAGCTCCGACTTAACACTGTTGAATTCATTTTCCTTCAATGGGGCAATGAGTACATCAACATTGGCATAATGCGTGGCATATTTTGTAATATCCCTCGTCCACATTCTCCTGTATGGCTCATTTATGAATGGGTCGTCAACGTTTGCCATGTATTTCAGGAGAAAGTCCTTATGCTCTGGAGAAATTGTTGAGTAGTTATCAGTGAAAATTTTCTCATAGTCACACCATACACTCTCTTGAGGCTCAATTGGTCTAACCGTTTTCTCACCTGTCATCTGGTTGTAAATAGTCCTGTTTCCCCTCGTATCGAAGCCACAGAGAACAAATTGTACCTTATCCCTATTAACTTGCCTTGCAATACCATTGACAAGCTCCAAGTCCTTTAAATGAGACGAACCACATATGATTCCAACCCTTAACCTGTCCGTTGGCTCAGTCTTTGGCACTGCATATTGTTCCTCTTCTGGATTAATTGCATTTGGGAACACAAAGACATTCTTGTTGTGCTTCTTGATTACATTCGCAAAAATCGGCGTTGTGGTCGTAACATAGTCTGCCTTCCTTAAATGAGCAACGATTGGCTCATACCACTTCTCCTTGTTTGCAGTCAGTGACATAGGATGGTCGTTCCCAAGCTTGTAATGGTCGTCAATATCCATTATGACTGGAATACCAAGGAACTTAATCATATCAATGATTCTACATTCCTTGTCAAGCTGCTTGTGGAAATGAATCAGGTCATACTGCTTGAGAAATGATTCAAGGTCTCCATGAGGCATGTTGTAAACCACATCAACATCAAATTCATCCTTGTAATGCTCACCTATGTAAACATGTGGGTCAACTGAACGGAACTTACCTACGCCAGTCCTATCAGATGGAATCACTAACATTTTGATTTTCTTATCCATATTAAGTACTTAATTTTCAATTAGTTATAATTATATATGTTTTATCCATTATTAATAATTTTTCCTAGAAGGCTGGATTCATCATTATAAACTTTTTCTCCAAGGAATTCAGGGTGTTTATGCTGGCTATCATAATATAGCATTTTAACACCGTGTTCTTTACAAAGAATAAGTTTTTTCTTATCTCTTTCAATAGATTCGTTAAAACTTTTTTCTCCTCCAAAATCAAGAACTGGTTCAAAATGTTGTCTACCTTGGCATTCAATTGCAATTTTACTATCTGGAAGATAGAAATCTAGAGACAATGAAATTTTGTTTTTAAGCCAAGGAAGGATATTACTTCTACACTGTTTTACATACTTGATATTGTTCTTTTTAAGATACGATTCAACTTCTTTTTCCATTTTCCACGAATTAACGCATCCAGGGCATTTGATTATGTTTTGTTTAAAGCTTGCAAATGTTGTTGTTTTCCATATTTGTCCGCATTTGTTACATTTAAG